CGGGCCCGCCCTTCCAGTCGGAGGGAATCATGGGGCGCCAGTACGTTAAAGTGGAATGGTCGGCGATCGTCTCTCGCCACAATACGGAACAGGATGAGATCGACGACTTCCTGTGGGAAGACTTCGTGAAGCGGGTCTGGAAGATCGCGGCCGAAGCCAAGTACAAGGGGATCCACCTCGAATGAAGGGGGCTAGTGGAATGATGCCAGGACCCAAGGGCGACTTGGAGGCGGACGCCATCGTCCTTCTTCGGTGGGGCTATCCCCTGGAAGAGGTTGTCCTTATTTTGGAATCTGCCCGCACTCAACGCGAGGCGTACGAAAAGAGTCTCAGTGAAGAGAATCAGGATCATTCTTGATGTCGCATCCTTCACCTTCGAGGGAGACTTCGAAGAGGTCTTGAATGCGATAGAGGGGCAGCGAAAGAAGGACGGCATGGTCACGGTCAACTCTAGCGCTGGGCGAAAGTCGTTCCCCGCCAACCGGGTGATCCTCATCGAGGAGGAAGTATCAAAACCCTAAGCAGGTCGATCACCCGGGGCCTGTCGGCTGGTGCACCACTGCCTACGCCGTATCCCCTCTTCGATAAGAACAAGATGACCTTTCGGCGTTCGTCCATGCAGATGATCGCCGGACCGCCCGGGTCCATGAAGACCATCTTCATGCTCAACATCGTGGACCAAATGGGCCCCGGTGTCCCAACGCTGTACCACAGCTCGGACAGCGACGACTTCACCATGGCTACACGGGTCCACAGCATGCGTACGGGGGCTTCCAGCGAGGAGTCCGAACTTCTGGTCATGGGGAGTCCCGCGCTCGCCCAGGCGGCTCTCAAGGACTTCTCTCACGTCAAGTGGTCGTTCCATGCGGCTCCCACCTTGGAGCATATGTGGACGGAGGCCGAGGCGTTTCTAGAGATCCACGGCGAGTACCCCCACCACACCATCATCGACATCCTGATGGACGTTGACTTCGAAGGTGCCGGAGAGCAGAACTACTGGGCTCTGATGGCGGAACTCAAGGTGATGGCCCGTGATCAGCAGACTTCCCTGACGATCGTGCACCACACGTCGGAGAGCAACAAGGCTGGGACTCCGCCCCCTCGGTCCGCCATCATGGGCAAGGCCAACCAGTTGCCGACGTTGATTCTCACCCTATGGGGAGACGCCTACGCTGGCACCCTGGCCGTTGCCACGGTGAAGAACAGGTTCGGACCGCAGGATGCCATGGCCAAGCGGTGGTTCACGCTGGCCGCCGACCCCGGCATCTGCAAGATAGAGGAGAAGGACTTCGCTGTAGAGAACTTCGCCGACCTGGAAATCGAATTCGATGACTGACTCCGACCAAGTAGGAGACTGACATGACGCCATGGAACCGCGACGAGGACAACAACCCGGTCTACGAGATGACCGAGGAGGAGAAGAGCCCCGACTACTGCTACACCCACGACACGATCTGCCCGCCCGAGGAGGATTGATGGCATTCGGAAGCACGGGAGAGCCGGAGCCCACTGGGGACGAGAGTGACGAAGAACTGTAAGGACTGTGGACCGGGCGCCCTCAAGCGCCCGGCTCCGCACCCCGGACCGCGCTGCGCAACACACCATAGAGAGCGCAAGAAGGCGGCTAGAAGCGCCGCACACGAGTCCCGCGTAGGGAAGGTCTACGGCCTTAAGCCAGGCCAGTACGAGGCCATCTATGAGGCTCAGGACGGCTGCTGCTACATCTGCACGAGAGCCGTTGGCAAGGCTAAGAAGCTCTCAGTGGACCACGATCACAAGACTGGCTACGTTCGTGGCCTTCTGTGCACGACGTGCAACAACATGTTGGGCCATGCCAGGGATGAGATATCCTTCTTCGGCAGGGCCGTCGACTACCTGACTCACCCGCCCGCCCAAGAGGTGGGCGTCTGGGCTAGACCGGAGGTCGTTGTTGCGAGAACAAAGGAGATCGAGAACTGATTGGCCGACCTTCTACCTTGGCCCGGTGCTTGTCCACTACGGTGGCGAACCGGTAGAGGACGGTCGGGGGTGGCACGCCTACCTTTGTCCGTTCCACAAGGAGGGAAGCAAGTCCGCCTCCATCAACACCACACTTCATGTCTTCGTCTGCCACGGGTGTGGCATGAAGGGAAACGCCGTACAGCTCATCATGAAGTGGGAGAACAAAGCTTATGCCGATGCTCTCAAAATCGCAGAGGGTCTTGCTGGAGAGGGCGACTCTCCAGTACGCGACACACGTGGATCTGGCCGAAGAGTATCTGGCCGGGCGGGGAATCGATCTGGAAGCCGCGCGTTCAAGCGCACTTGGCGTAGTGGTTGATCCAGTCCCCGGCCACGAGGGCAGGCAAGGCAGACTCGCCATTCCCTACCTGACCAATGCGGGTCCCGTCAACATGACGTTCCGGTGCATCCGGGATCACTCGTGCAAGGAGCACAAGTGCCCGAAGTACATGAAGCTGGCCGGAGAGCAGACCAATCTGTACGGCGTCCAGTACCTTGATGAAGCGGGTGACTGGATCGCGGTAGCCGAGGGCGAGCTTGACGCACTCAGCAGCAACCTCGCAGGGATCCCCTGCGTGGGGATCCCTGGTGCTGAGAACTGGAAGGACCACTGGACGAACGTCTTCGAAGACTTCACCCGGGTGTACGTCTGGCAGGACGGAGACGCTGCCGGGGAGAAGTTCAGCAAGAAGCTCATGACCGAGATCGGGGCCATTAGGGTTCCGTTCCCTGCGGGCGAGGATGTAAACTCGATACTGGCCAAGCAGGGCGTGGACGCCCTGCGTAAGATGATCCGGAAGTGAGCGCATGATCTACCTGGTGATGAACGAGTGGACCGGGGATCTGGCGGCCGTAACCGAAGTGGTAGCCGCCCACTCCACTCTCCAGCGTGCGGTGGACCACGTAGCCAGCATCGCCGAAGACCACGGAGTTCACCTGGAAGATGGCGAGACCAGCATCTACGTGCCCTCGTCGGCTAACAGGTTCCTGACCGATGAGTACTACATCGAAGAAATCAAGGTTGACCATGTCCGGTAAGCACGCGAAGAGCGAAGACGAGAATGACTTCGAGGCCGCAGAGAAGGGCATCCAGTTCGATCAGCAGTGGCAGGAGTCCTTCGACCGAGCCGAGCAGAAGCGTGAGGACGGCGTTGGTGCTTACGCTCCCGACAAGCGGGACTGGGCGGCTCCCAAGCCGCCTGAGCGGAGGGGCAAGTGATCTTTTCCGGAGGCGGGATCGCAATCGAACTCCTCGTCAAGGAATTCCTTGCAATCAAGGCCAACCAGGAAGAGCTGGCCAAGCGGGTCAAGGCTCTTGAAGACGATGTTGCACTCCTCAGGAGTGCTGCCCGACCCGGAGGTGTTCGTGGCTGGTGAGTACTCGCACTACACGGTCAACGAGATGGGCCGCATGGCAGCCCGTGGCGTCTACCTGGCCACCCGCCGCAAGGACGGGTGGTTGTTCACCGAGATCAAGGCTCGCCACGGCAAGATCCGCAAGTTCGTCAACCCGAAGAACGTAACGGATGACAGGGGCGGATACGACATCCGCCTGATCGACAAGGCCAGCGAAGTCTAGAACGCAGAAAAGCGGCCCACCCCCGAAGGGTGGGCCGTTCTCTGTGGGGGCTTACTTGCCGGGGACCTTGAGGAACCGGTCAACCAGGGCATCGACCTGCGGAATGGCCATCAAGCGGGCGGCACCGGCCGCCGCCGCGATAACGCCACCGCCGATAGCGGAAGTCTCCCCAAGCCCGAGCGCGTTCACCAGGACCGGCGCTACGGGAATCAGCGCAAGCAGCGCCTGTGCAGCGGTGCGCAGGGTGCGCACCCATTCGTTCTTCATCTACGCTCCATAGGGCCAGATTCGTTCTATCTGATTAGCGGTGGCATCATCAATGATACCGGTCGGGTTGAGCCCAAAGAGGACCTGTATCCCACGGATGTGGGATGTGGTTGACTCGTCAAGCTCCCCGTTGATGTCGCAGCGCAGTACGCGCTGAACGTGTCGAACCGCTTCGTGCTCTTGTTCGTTCGTTGCGGCGATGATGCGACGCGAATACCATGACTTGAGCATCAGGCCCCCATCTTGTCCGCGATCCTATCTACAACTCCCCTGACGCCTGCAACTTCAGAGGCGACGGCTTCGACGTCGGCTCGCTGCGTCACAAGCGATTCCAGGACCTCGATCCTGACACGCAGATCGGTGATGGTTTCAGCCTTTTCTGAGTTGCCAGTCTCCAGCGTTTCGATGCGTACTTGAAGAAGCTCGACGACCCCCACGGCGGTCTCGACCGCCGCCGTGTTGCTCCTTCTCTTGCCCCCGACAAAGCCACCAAGCGCAGCTCCTAGAGCTACGATTACGGTAACTATAGTTCCCGTGTCCAATGTGTTCCCCTTGTTATGAGTCGGCTACCGTTCTCAGTACCACGGTCAGGTGGCCACCCAGCGTGCCGAAGTTCGGGCCAGGGGGAGACAGTTGCTCGAACGTCCAGTCGTCGATGACGACCTGGGTGGTTATGTTTTCGTATAGTTCCTGGTAAAGAACTACGTCGCCTGCCCTTGCCGCAGCCTGGAAGGACTCGAACCTCGCTCTTGCGTAGCCATCGTATCCGATACTTTGGCCAGTCTTGTCCTGCTCCGAGTCGAACAGTTCGAAGACCTGGGTGATGATGCGCTGACGGAGCACGCCAGGAAGAGTTTTGACCTGCCATCCGTTGAGCACTCCACCCAGCGTGGGATCGGTTCCGGGGCCAAGGGTGAATTGGAAAGCTATCCAGTTCTGTGGTCCGATGGGCTGGGCTATGCCCAGATCCGAGGTTCCGGGGGGTTGAGATGGACCGTAGGTGATGAGCGGGAAGCTTCCCCCGCCTTCGGATAGGACCGTAATTCCGACCGAGCCGGTCAGGGGTATGGGCGTTCTGATGGAGATGAACTTGTACAGCTTGGGCTCTTCCGTGTTGAACCGGATGCGCCCCGTGTTCAAGTATGCATGCGCTAGAAGCACGCTGGCATCCTCTAGAACGGAACCCACGCCCTCTACCGCAAAGACTCTTCGGTTACTTGCTCCGAAGTTGGTGACCGAACTTACCTGACCCTGGCCTACGTAGTAGATATCACGAGCGTAGGCGTAGCGTACGGTGTTGGTGGTCTGCTCCTGTACGGTTACGCCGAGGTTGACCCGGAAGAGTCCGGTATTCCCGTCGTGAGCGTTGGTCGAGCCCACCCACATGAACGTGTCTTCGCCGGTGATGCCGTGACAGCCACCGGTCGGAGTGAACAGCAGCGGACCGTAGGCGATGTTCCCACTACCGTCGATCTGACCGACTCGGAATCCCTTGTTGGTGGCGATGCCGATGAAGCTCTGTACGTAGGTGTAGATACTGTTGATGATCTCGCCGGTCGGCATGGTAGCCGTAACCCCGGCCCATGACAGGAGCGGGATCCCGGTGTTGTCTGCGGTTGCGGTGAACGCGTGGATCTCGGACTTCGTGCCGGAGCTACCAGCGATGTAGATAGCGGTGGGTCCGTCCGTAATCGAAGACCATCTCCACGCCGAGTCCTGGTGTGCGTAGATGACTCCACCAGTTGCACCACTAGAACTCGTAGGAAGGGCCACTGGAGCCCCGCTAGGCGGGTTGAGCAGCTGGTATACCTTGTTGTCCGTACAGCCGATTAGGCGGCCCTTCAGCCATTCCAGGGTCCAGTTCGTTTCGGTACCCGTGTAGTACTGAGTGGGCGCTCCAGCGTCCACCCCAGACCAGATGCCATTGGTCCTGCCAAGGAAGTACCGAGAGCCGGTTGATGTCATGTCAAAGATGGTCGCACCACCACCGGCGACAATGCTAGTGGTGGCCGCATCGGTCACCTTGTGCAGATCGTCCCCAGAGGACTGCCAATAGGAATCGACCCCCGAGGGGTCGATGTATCCCTCGACCCGGACGGGAGACTTGCCAGCGTTAGTGAGCTTCAGGGCCGTCTGCCGGAGGAGCTTGAGTTCCCCGGAAGTCCAGCAATCGACGCCAAGGGAGTCCGAGAACCTGACATCGAACTGGTTGTCGTTGTCCGGGTCCTGGTACAGGATGCCCGCTCCGCCGGTGAAGTTCGACTGACTCCGTAGCCACCAGCCTTCCAGGGACTGTTCACCGGGTTCGGCGAAGGAGTCGAACTGTTGCTTGCGGATGGGGGCCATGACCTCAGTGTAAGCCCGCTTGTGGATGTAGTCTCCACCCTGGACTGTGGACAGGAACGGGATCCCCGCAAGGGCGTAGTCGTAGGCGTCGTCGGTCAGTGCGTACGTGGAGTTCGTGAAACCGGTGATCGCAGTAATCTCGTTGGGAATCCGGTTGACTACGTCGTTCATTACACCTCCCGATACCAGCCCTGAATGGTCAACGTCGATCCAGCAAGAAGGTTGGCACCCGTGAGGGTGATGTTAGTGGACGTAAGAATCTGATCGATCTGGGCCAGGGTGCCACCCGCCGTGACGATCCCGGAGTACGTACCAGGGCTGCTGACCGAGCTACAGTTCAACGGGATGAGCTGCCTTGTCGTGTTGGCGCCGGCACCAGCTCGGAACGGAACGGACGGAAGGGCGACTGTGACGCCGGTACCACCGGACCCAGCGACGTTCACCTGAATATAGACGGAGAGCATGACCATCTTGCCGATTTTGAAGTACGATCCGAACTGAGTTGTGAAGGTGGCCGAGCCACCCCCACCCACAGTGGGGGTGTACGTAATCGGGGTGTTGCTCATGTAGTTGCTCAGCATGCCGGTGTTGTCGAACGTGGCGACAGATGAACTGTTGTTCTGCATGTCGAGCGCTTTACCGGTCGAAGTGTTCGGCAGGTTGATGTGCACGCCGTCGACCGAAGTATCACTCGGGGTGAAGTTGGCGAAGCCACCGTTGGTGACCTGCAAAACGGGGATGCCACCGCTCTTAAGATCCAGGATCTTGCTGTTCGACGGGGCGCCTGCGGTGGTGGTTACTCCAAAGTGGGACACCACTCCGCTCGTGCTGGGCGAAGAAACGATGAAGGTTCCATCTACCTGAAGACCCTGGGCGGCTACGCGTCGGAGGGTTACATCCTGGATTGCGCTACCAGGACCCCAGAGAGTGTCGCCATTCTCCTTGACGAACCACCGGGCGTTCGCGTCGCCAGTGGCCCTGCCCTCGATCAGGGAGTCCGTAGCGCTAGTCCTGTTGGACCGGATGAGCTGGGAGGTGTCGATCTCACCAGAGAACGTGGTGTTGGTAGTGAACGACTGAGTGCCAGAGAAGACTGGACCACCAGTAAACGACGGGTTGCCGGAGAACACAGGGTTACCGGTGATCGTGCCAGAGATGGGGCCTGTGATAGTGAAGCCCGCTAGCGTCTTGTTGCTCAGCGTCTGAACATCAGTAGTTCCAACAACGTCACTGCCAACAGAAAGGCCATGTACGGCATCAAGGGCGTTCTCATGATTACGCGAATCCCTGTAGTCTCGTGCGGAACTGACGTGGCGCACAAGGGCGCCACCGGTGTGCGAAGTGGCAGAGGTTCCGTCAACGCCCCGGGTGACCGTGAACGTAGTTCCAGCAATGCCGGTAACGTCCACAAGCTCTTCGGTCGGAGTCTCGTAGTCGAGAGCGAGGGTGAACGGGGTCATGTTGGGAAGGCCGACCGCGTCGGTAAGCTGGATCGTGGTGGTCGAGTTGGTGATACCAGCCACCAGGTTCTTCGGCGTGGACGTGCTGGAATAGAAACGGACGGTCATGGTTCCTCTTATCCGTTGAAGGTCTGGTAGGACTCGAAGAGCCTCTGGAGACGCGTACGCTCCTCTGTGAGCCTGCGAGTGTACAGGGCCAGGAAGAACTGCGTCGCGCTACTGGCGGCGCTCGTAGGCACCAGTCCAGCCCTTTCGGTAGCTTCGATGGAGGACTGCTGAAGCCGTCCAGCCTCGTAGGACGGAAGG